GCTCGGGCCGATTGGGTCGATTGGCGGAAGGTACCTCGGCAATCAATTCAATCAGCCTGACAATTCGCGCTTCGAAGCGAAGAACGATGAATTTGGGAACCCTGTTGGCGGTGGATGGTTGGACTTCTTGGGCAACTCAGGCAACCCTCCTGCTCCAATGACCAGCGACAATCGTCGTGACCCGATTGTTCAGCCTCGCAAGCCTCGGAGACGGGTGTTGATGCCGGACGGAACTTATCAAGAAGTTGAGGAATACAAATCTGGCGGAGAGGTGAAAAGCCCCATTGCCAAAAATACAAAAACAGAACATAATAGTCCGATTGTCGAGGTCGCCCTCAGCAAAATCAGGTCTCTGCCGCGAGGCTCTGATTACCCCTCTCGCGGCATGCGGGGACGCCCGTAATTGCAACCTCCGGAGACGACCATGGAATATTCTGCCAAAACTGTACGTTCTGCGATGAAGGCAAAGGCAAAACGCCTCTCCTCCACCGACCCACAAAAAAAGGTTGACTCGTCAACTTGGTCGCCTTCCGAGCCGTTGAACACGGATGTTCAAACTGGCATGCGTCCATTGAGCAAGCGCTCATACAAAAAAGGCGGCAAAGTCGTCGGCAAAGCGGATGGCATAAAGGCGGCAGATCGCGCTGATCGGATGCCCCGCAAGTCGGGCGGTCGTGCAGAACGCTACCTCACTCCTGACAACCTGATCAACCGTGATCAGAAGATGGCGAATGAGGTTCGCGAAGGCGGCAAGGCGCACGTTGGCGGATTGAAGCATGGCGGCAAAGCCAAGAAGTTCGGCGGTGGTCCAATCGGCGAGAACCCAATTAATCAGCAGAACCAGATGATGGGTCGAGCTGCGGGTGCGATGAAGAAGGGCGGTCGTGCAAAACATGCAACCAAGGGCAGCGTTCCTTTGCCTCCGGTTATGCCTTTGAGCATGAAAGAAGAGCGCGAATCGAACGCACGTGAAGATGCTTTGATCGAAAGCATCGCTGCTCGCAAAGCAGCAGAAGATGCTGAAAAGCGTCGCGCAGCCAATGCGGCAGCTTTCGATGCAGATCAAGTCAAGGCTCGTCAGGATGTTTATGGCGTCACTGGTCAGAAGCGCGGCGGCAAGGTCAAGTTCGAAGGCTCCGCGAAGGATGAAGCCCAAGATAAAAAGCTCGCTGCCAAGCGCGGCATGACCATGAAGCAGTGGGAAGCGTCGAAGGCTGACACGAAGCACGACAAGCAGGAGTCCATGAAGGGCTTGAAAAAAGGCGGCAAAGCGGAACATGCTGCCGATTGCTCATGCAAACAGTGCGGCGGCGGTCGCACAATGAAATACAGCGGCGGCGGCGTGTTCTCTGGCAACTCAACAACCAAGGTTCCTGGAGTTGTTGGCGGTCGCAAAGCTCACGCAAAGGGCGGCAAAGTTGGCAAGGGCAAAGGCAAGGGCAAGACGCACATCAATATCATCATTGGTGCGCACGGGAGCCCTGCTGGCGGCGGCATGATGCCGAATGCACCAGTTCCTGCTCCAATGTCCCCGAGAACACCTCCAATGCCTCAAGGTGGGCCTCCAATGCCACCTCCAGGAATGATGCCTCCAGGAGCTGGCGGTCCTCCGCCAGGAATGATGCCCCCTCCAGGAATGATGCCACGGAGATACGGTGGTCGTGCGACCCACGTCATTGATCATGCTGCTGGCGGAGGTTTGGGTCGGTTGGAAAAGGTTAAGGCTTACGGTCTGGCTGGACCAAAATAAGTTCTCGGAAGCAATTCCGTGAAAAGGGCCGGACGCTTTCACCCCTCTGTGGTGTCCGGCCCAATAATTAACAGAGGGGAAAATCAGAGGGGTCTGAAATGATATTAAATACGACGCATCAGCTCAGTTATGAGTTGAAAAGAATGATCGGAGCGGAATACGAACGCATCCGAGACAATCTTGCCGCTGGTTCGGCATCTTCATTCGATGAATACCAGCGTCAAGTCGGAAAAGTTCAAGGGCTTTCGCTTGCACTTGAATTTGTGAACGAAGCCAAGGCGATTGCCGATGGTGAAACAGTCAGAGGGGAAAACTGACATGCCTGCAATGAAGATGTACCACGAAACAGATCCTCGAGAGCTGCTCGTTGAGCAGGTTGGAGACATTTCTGATTTTGAATTGTTTAACAACCAAGTTCTTGTTGCGCTTTATCTCCGACCAAAGATAACAAAAAGCGGAATTATTTTGACTGATCAAACAGTCGACGAAGATATTTATCAAAGCAAAGTTGGCCTCGTGCTGAAAAAAGGCCCGACTGCTTTCCAAGACGAAGAAGGTCAATGGTTCAAAGAAGTAACCATTAATGAAGGCGATTGGCTCGTTTCTCGAGCATCGGACGGCTGGACAATCACGATAAATAGCGTTCCTTGCAAAATTTTGAATGATGTCAATGTCAAAGGTCGCATTTTAGATGTCGATCAGGTTTGGTAAGGAGCCAAAATGTCAGAAAACGATAAAAATGATATTGAGTTGGTGCTTGAACCGCTCGAGAATGAAGTCCCAGCTGAAGAAATTCAGGTGGAAAAAGATGAAGAGCCTGTAAGAGAGGAAATTTCGGCCGAGGACGGCATTCGAGAGCTGAAATTCAAGCTCGAGGAAGAGCGTCAGGCTCGTTTGGACGCTGAAAGGCGGATGAAACAGGCCTCGGAACAGGCAACTGCTGCCAAAAGCGAGGTCGATGACACAAATCTCCGACTGATTGACAATGCAATCGACACGGTGAAATCAAATCAGCTCGTGTTGAAACGTTCTTACGCAGATGCGCTCTCATCCGGCGACCATGAAGCGGCTGCTGACATCCAAATGCAGATGTCGGAGACCTCTGCACAGAAAATGCAGCTTGAACAAGGCCGCACTGCTTACGAAAACAGAGTAAAGGAGTTGAAAAACCAGCCTCAAGCTCCCTCCGACCCCGTCGAAGCCCTTGCTTCTCAGCTTTCGGGACGTTCTGCGGACTGGGTCAGGTCTCATCCGGAGTATGCAACAAACCCTCGCCTCTATCAGAAGATGATTGCGGCCCACAACCTCGCGGTTGCGGACGGGATTGAGGCTGATTCGGACGATTACTTCAATACGATTGAAGATACGTTGAAAATTCAGTCGCGTCGTTTCGTTCAACAAGAGGATTCTGCCTTGTCAAGTGCTTCTGCCCCAACAGCTCGCCGCTCTGCGCCCCCAGCAGCTCCCGTTTCGCGTTCTCCGACGACCAATTCCGGCACAAAGCCGAATGTTGTGCGTCTAAATTCTCAGGAACGTGAGATGGCAAGCCTGATGGGGATGACAGATCAGGAATATGCCCGAAACAAATCCGCCTTGATCAAAGAAGGCAAGTTGAATTGATTGGAGATACCGAAATGAAGAATGTTGAAGCTGCAAATCGTCGCGAGGTTCGTCCATCGCTGCGTGAAGACGATCCAAGAGCCTTGGCCGCGCAGCGTGCGGCGGAAATCCGTGGCAATTCGTCCCCGCTCGACGATGGGGTGGATGAATTTGCTGCGCCACCTGCTCCGGACGGTTGGTCGTATGAATGGAAGCGCAAATCCTCGATGAATATGGAAGACCTTTCGCATATGAACCATGTTCGGCGAATGGGTTGGACGCCTGTTCCGGTTGAACGCCATCCGGACATGATGCATGTTGGAGCGGAAGGTTCCATTGAAAGAAAAGGTATGCTTTTGATGGAGCGGCCTGAAGAAATCACGCTCGATGCTCGGGCGAAAGATTTGCTCATGGCTCGCCGTCAGGTAAAAATTAAAGAAGGCCAGCTTACATCCTCGGATGGACTGCTTGGTCGCGATGACTCGAAAATGGCTCCTAAACTTAAGAAAAGTTACGAGCCAATGCCGATCCCGAACGATTGATAATTAAAGGGGCAGAAAATAAAAACATCTGCCCCTTTTCATTTGCATTTTTTCAGGCATAATACCCAATAGTCTTCCCTCGGTGTGGAAGATTCGAATTTTTCCCGTTTCACAGTCGCCTCGGTGTGCGATGATGGAAACTCTCTGAGAGGAGAATCCCGTCATGGCAAACACTGCTGCCTATTTCGGTTTCACGCAGTATCAGGGTGGCGCAGGTGGAGCTCCGACTTTTGCACAGTCGACTCGCCGAATCGCTTCTGGTAACACGACACCCATTTACACTGGCGACCCCGTTATGCCTGTTGTTAGCACTGCTAACGGCTACATAACTCAAGGTGCCGCTGGTACAACCCGTCTTGATGGTATTTTTGTTGGTTGCAAATACCTCAACACTTCCCTCGGTCGTACCGTATTTTCACCATACTGGCCTGGATCTGGAGCAACTGGTGACGTAGAGGCTTACGTCATTGATGATCCAAGCGTAAGGTTCCTCGTTCAGACGAGTTTTGCTGGCGCACCGATGACTGGCACAGCGACCACGATGACTTCGGGCATCATTGGTCAGTACGCACAGTTCACAATCGGTTCAGGCAATACCTCAACAGGTCGTTCAGGTGCATACCTTTCTTCCGTCGCTACAACCGTCACGTTCCCATTCATTGTTGTTGATTACCAGATTAGCGGTAGCAACGGCGGTGATCCAACAACCCAGTACTGCAATGTCATCGTAGGATTCAATAACGAAATCTTCCGGTCGAACGGTGCAGGCCCAACTGGCATTAGCTGAGGAGTAAGGTATTATGGCTGTTAATCTCTCACAGATCAGAGACCTTCTCCTTCCAGGTCTCCGTGGCGTCGAAGGCAAGTACGAGATGATCCCATCTCAGTACGACAAGATCTTCACAAAGCACGATTCAAAAATGGCTCTCGAGCGTACCGCTGAAATGCGCTACCTCGGCCTTGCGCAGCTGAAGACCGAAGGTGGTCAGACTGCATTTGATTCGGGTGCTGGTGAACGGTTCATCTACAACCAAGAGCACACTGAAATCGCTCTCGGTTACGCGATCACCCGTAAAGCAATCGATGACAACCTCTACAAGACCCAGTTCCAGCCATCCAACCTCGGCCTGACGGAATCTTTCCACCAGACCAAGGAAATTTATGGCGCGAACGTTTTGAACACAGCAACGACCTACAACGCTTCGATTGGCGGTGACGGTGTGGCACTTTGCTCCACGGCGCATCCAATTGACGGCAGCACCGTCGCAAACACCCCATCGGTTCAGGTTGACCTCAATGAAGCAACGCTCTTGAATAGCATGATTGCTATTCGGACGAACTTCAAAGATCAGGCCGGATTGAAGGTGTTCGCACGTGGTCGCAAGCTCGTCGTTCCTCCTCAGCTTGAGCCAGTCGCAATTCGTTTGACGAAGACCGAACTGCGTCCAGGTACTGCGGACAACGATGTGAACGCGATCATGACAACGGCTGGTGGTCTCAGCGAAGGCTACATGGTTAACGACTTCCTCACCTCCGCTTATGCTTGGTTCTTGCTGACCAACATTG